CCTATATATCCTGCCATTAGCTGTCAATCTCCATATAGCTCATTATCACCGAAACTTTGTCTGCAACTGAACAGTCAATATTAATAGTGTCAGTAGCATTAGCTACTATCTTACCATCAAGAACAGACAGAGATGCACCTACTGGTATAGCTGCGTCTTTAATTAAAAAGGCAGTAGTGTTTGCTGTTTGAGATGCTTGAGTAGTATCACTCACTAAAGTAACAGAAGCAGTAACTTGTGATGTGTGTACGTTAGCCAGTGTTAGTCCTAAGATAACAATCCTAGTATTAGCTTGCACAGTATATAATACTTCAGGTGTACCTGCAGCATTTGGTGCTAAGTTTCGTGTAATTGAAAGAAATGTATTAGCCATTGTTTTCTCCTATATCAACCAAGCGCAATGGCGAGGGCTGTGGCTTCGTCTATTGCAGACGCTGACGTTATTAGTGTACCTGTAACTGCAGGTAAAGTCAAGGTCACATCGGCTGTAGATGCTGGCCCTATTAGTTTTACTGAATTATCACCATTATCTGAGTCTTCAAAGAAGGATACAAAGCCAGCACCTGTTGCTCCATTCTTTACAGATATACCTGCATTAGCTATTGGAATAGCTGTAAAGGTAGCTACACCAGTTTGTAAAAGTGTGCCGTTAATATCTACATTACCATCAATGTCTACAGCACCACTAATATCTAAGGTGGCTGCGTCTAATTCACCAGTTATAGTAAAGTTACGAATACCCGTGTAGTCTTTGTTAGAGTCAAGTATAACAGCCTTAGATGCTACAGCAGTACCAACAGCAGTGCTACCTATGTCTAGTGCGTTTAGCTCACCTACGACTGCAGTAATGCCGTCTAATGCGTTTAACTCTGCAGCAGTTGAGGTAACACCGTCAAGTATATTAAGTTCGGCTGTTGTGCTTGTAACACCATCAAGTAGGTTTATTTCCGTAGCTGTTGATGTTACTGCTACATCCTCATTAATTTTAGGTGATGTAAGTGTCTTGTTTGTAAGTGTGTCAGTTGATACAAGTGATACTAGAGTTGAGTTAGCACCTGCAGGAAGCAGCATAGTGTTTGTAACACTTGCACTGTGTGGCTGTCCAATAAGTATTTGGCCGTGACTATTACTCTCACAGTTAAACTGTATAGCACCTGAGTTAGTGTTGCCTCTAACGGCTACTACTCCTGTACCTTTCGCTAGTAAGTTTAAGTCAATATTAGAATCCCCGCCAGTTGCCTCTAATATTGGGCCTTGCAAGAAAGCTGTTGAACTTGCGGAGTTAGTCATCTCAAATTGATTTACTGCACTGCCTGTAGTTTGAAATATAAGTTGCTCATTACCATTAGCATCTGCAATAAAACCAGCATCAACTATTTTTGGTGCAGTAAGAGTTTTGTTTGTTAGTGTTGCAGTTGAAGCTGCTGATAACAAACGAGAGTTACCACCACTACTTGGTAACGTAAGAGTGTTTGAACCACTCTCAGCGTGGGGCGCACCTATAAGTGTTTGTGCGTGGGCGTTGGAGCTTTCACAATAAAACTTTATTTGAGAAACAGCAGAGCCACTATTTTTAAGGTCAATAAGACCTGCTTCAATACCTACAAAGCCATCAATCAGAACAACACCAGAACCATTAGGTGTTATAGCAATATTACCATTAGATGTAGACGTTGTAATAGTACGAGCTAAAACATCTAAGTTACCACCTAGCTGTGGCGTAGTGTCTTCAACAACATTAGAGATAGCACTAGAAGTAGCCAAGCCTGATACAACAGCACTTCTTGTTATTCTCTTTAAGCCACCACCAGATGTATCAATGGCTAAGAATACGTCATCACTTGCAACAGTAGCTATCTCTGATAGATCACCAACAGCAGTAGGATTAAAGTTTGTACCGTCAGCAATGAGAAGCATACCTGCAGTGTTAGTTCCCATAACTAGGTCATCACCAGTTATAGTTAGGTCACCACCAACTACTAAGTTACCTGACACATCTACTGCGCCGTTAATGTCTACAGTAGTCGCAGCAATTTGTATTTCAGTGTCTGCTACAATGTCCAGTTGTCCATCTGCAGAAGAGTTAATGAATAGCCCTGTGTCACGGAACTGTATTTTATTTGCAGCATCAATTGTAGTAGCAGCAGCTATATTTACTGCACCATCAATGTCTACAACATCTAAGTTCGTTACACCATCAATGTCTACGTTACCTGATATATCTAAAGATGTACCTGTCAGTACTCCTGTAACACCTAGTGTACCTGTTACTGTAGCATTCTCATCTACATCAAGAGTATCAATGTGTGCTGTACCATTTATGAATATGTCACGCCACTCTTGTCCTGACGAACCTAAGTCAAACGATCCAGCAACACCATTAGGAATAATGCTAGAGTTTACGTCTGCACCAAATACAACGTTATCTGTAACCGCATCACCAAGAGTAATTGTACCACCATTAAAGGTAGTAGTACCTGTTACTGTAGCATCCCCTGCAACTGTAAGATTACCACCTACAAGTAAATTACCTGATACATCTAGTATACCATTCATATCAATAGTAGTAGCAGCAATCTGGATCTCTGTATCAGCTACAAGATCAAGTTGACCATCAGCACTAGAGTGAATGTAGATAGCAGTATCACGGAACTGTAGCTTCTCTGATGTAGCAAGCAAGATGTCATCAGAGAACGTAAAGTAATCCTCATCTTCACTCCAGATGATAGCACCATTGTTAGAACCACCATCCCAAGTAAGTGTAATGTCACCTGCACCAGTACCTATAGTAACATTGTCAGATGCCACTAAAGATATAGGACCGCCTTCTCCAGCAGTACCATCGTGAGTGTGTCCTGTATTAACAGCAAATGCAGCTAGAAGCTGATCAAACTCATTGTTAAACAGATTGGCGGTAATTACATCGCCATCTGTAAAGGTTGATTGTCTTGTGTATGTAGCGCCCATTTAACGTCTTGCTCCTAATGTATACTCTAACTGAAAACCTTTAAGGGAGTAAGGTGCAGACTCACCCCCGTCATTTATTCTCAGTACAACAGAAAAACCTGATCCCTCTACTGGCTGTCTTATAAGAGGCTGAGAAGGCCCACCAAAAACAAACCTGACTGCACCGTCTGCAGTACTAAATACAGCTAATCCAAATTGTGCAGCTACTTGATTAGAATCTAAAGAGTAAGGCTCAGGTCTAGTAGAGTCTGCATTCTCATTATCATATCTTAAAACTAATTCTGCATCAAGAGCAGACTCAGGCTTATAGTTAATAATAACCCTTTGCATATGTTTTCGTATGCCTGTGTCCCCAAAGGCCAAGTCAGAACTTCTATATTTTCCTAGTACAGGTATACCATCAAAGGTGTTACCTTTTTCTTGTCTATGGACGTGACCAGCAAAGTCCCCGTGTAATACTATGACATCACCAGCCTGTACAAAGGTATCTGTACAAGCAGGTTTTATACCACGTATCTCAGAGAACTCAAAGTTATCTTGCTTCATAACGCAAGTAACGCCTCTTGTAATACTATCAGCTTCGTCACCTTTAGTAAAGAATATTCTGTACTGTGTCTTGTCTGGTATGACAACACTTTCAAATAGCAAAGAGTCCTTAATGTTTTTATCAAAAATAGATTGTACGTTTCTACTTATTGTACCAAGTTCTGTGTCGCCAATCTTTGCAGTAGCAGCAACTGTACGCAGCCCATCAGGTCCAAGGAATACTAAGTCACCACCAAATTCTTGTATGGTGTCACCATTAATACAACCAATGTTTCTAGTAACAGGTACGATAGCAAAGTCTGCTGCTGTGTTTCCTGCAAGTTTAAATATTCTGTTTTCACAAAAGATAAAAAGACTGTCACGGAAAACTTTTATGCCTGTAATAGTATCGTCTACTCTAATGGTTCCTGCAGGTAAAGATACACCCGTGCTAAAACCATCCTCGTTAAAGCCTTCACTAAAACTTAATAGTTCTGGGGTAGTAGATTTACCAGCATAGAACATATGAGATTTATAAGAAGCTAAAAACTTAGAACCTGCAACTGCACTTGCACTGACATCAGTTGCACTAAGAGCTAAGTTAAAAACTACAGGTGCATTTACCCCATCAACAAATACAATCTTTTCATTACCATCAAAGTTAAACCGTTCAAACCTATACTTAGAGGCGTTGGTTCTACCTGTATCTATCTCTGTCCAGTTGGCTGAGATAACGTCACTAAGAGAATGGGCAGCAGCTGACGTACCTTCTCTAGCTCTTGTCACACCTGTAAACTCATTTGGACTAGATGCTGCATCTACGCCTGTGTAGGTAAACAGTTCTGAGTTAATCTGAAATGCACCACTTGTCGCAAACCCTGCAACAGATTCTACTTTGATTGTACCAGAACCAGACATAGATGTGTTAATAGCTATAGAACTTTTTATCTCATCTGAAGTAGAAGAGAATATCTTCTCTCCCCTGCAAGCTAAAACGTTATTACCAAAAGTAGCTACACCAATAACTTTCTCTGAGTCAGCAGAGGTAACTGGAACTATCTGATTAATGTACCTACGGTGTCCGTTTATTCTCCTGTAGCCACCCTCAACGTCAGGCTCAAAGTTTTCTAGAACTAAAGCTTCGCCTGGTTGCATAAGAAAAGAAGAACGGTTTAAAACTAAACCGCCCTCACAGTTAAATGCTGCAGGTTGTACTTGAGAACTATCAGGCATTAAAAGGATACCCCAGAGTTAGAACTTGTGGGTCTATTTATAACTGTAGATCTAATATAATCAAATTTATTAATTAACAAGCTTTGGATATTCTTAATACCCTCTTCAAAACGTTGGAAATTAATTTGATACTGTTGCATCTCACCTCTGTATTGATAAAGAAATGCAGTTGCACCGTCTGTAATAACAGGTTTAAATCTATCTGGGATGCTAGTTGTATCTCCCTGTGCACTTAAGTCACTGGGAAATGTAAAATAATCATAGAGTAATGTGTATTCTTTATCAGGGTAAGGGTACAGTAAGTAGTTGTTATCAAGGGTACGTACAATATACTGAGGCATACCCCCGTTATCAAACTGTGTAACTACTACGCCACTAGCATAAGCTGCAGCAGTAGTACCACTATCACCTCTTGTACAACCTGTAAGAGTGTTTCCAGAAATAGCAGTATAAGAAATTATCTCACTGCCTATATAGATACTACCTGATGCTGAAAATCCTGTAGTAGAAACAAGTGTTAGGGTAGTTACAGAATTTGTGTGCGTACCATTTAATGCTGTAGACTTAACTTCATCTTCTTGGTTTGCAAATTCTTTACTTATGTATTCGTTATAATTAAGTTTTCTTAAATTAATACCTGATGAATTTACATCGGCACTCTTTTTTATTCTTGCTGTATTGTAATCTACATGTTTAGTATCACTAGGTATAGTGTACCTTACTACTCCAGGAACTAACGTTGAAGTATTAGTTGCGTGATTAAATGGGTATGCAAATTCTTTTTGATTAATATGGCGGATAGCTTCATTCACAGCATTCTTAGCTTGTACTTGAACTCCCCTAGCATCCGAAAAACTAGTGGCAGTTAATACTACT